AAAGTGAACGCCCAGTTTTTTTGCTATAGCAACCTGACTCGGCGAAAGCCGGACAGTACGGCGCGCACTATTTATTCCCGAACTACGGGCGGCAGGGGCAACAGCAGGCGCGGAACGCTGTTGTCTGGATTGGTCTTTAAACTTGTCTGGAAAAGTATTCCTAACACGTTTGTCAAGTTCAGTATAGTACTCATCTGAACTGGGGTCAACACCTTCTTGTTCAACAAGTGTTTGATGTATGCCCCAAGCAGCATAGGTCATCACGCGGTCTTGTCCAAACCACGAGTTTTGCTCTGCCCATTCCTCTGCACGAGGGCTAGGAGTGGGACGTTGAGGTTGTTGTGGCACTTGAGCCTGCTGCACCGGTGCATTGCGATGCTGCTCAACAGCTTCTTGCTGTGTCTGCAACCAACCTGCTACCTGACGCTGCTCACCCACCAGTGCTGACAAGCGCTCTTGCGCTTCCAACTCCGTATTGATGTCGTTCTCTTCACGCGCTTTGGCGATGATTTGACGCAACTGGGTCTGTTGGGTATCCAAACGAGTTTTTGCTTCGTTCAGTCGGCTGTAATCCGTCTGTACAAGCTTTTGCTGGAGAGACTGGGTTTGGTTCTGCAGTCCTTTGGCGTACTCAAGGGCTGCCTGCTCACGGCGCTCGGCCTCGCGCATGCGCGCAGTGAGTTTTGAGATGCGTTTTTGCACGCCTTCGCTGATCTCATCCAACTCATTCTTAGGAGCGGCCTCCTGTTCAGGTTTTTGGAAGATCTTAGCTTCTGGCTCAGGTGCCGCAGGACTTTCGTCGCCCTCAGGTCTATCAAAGCTCACATCTGTGGCTTTTTCATCGTCCCCAAGGTCAAACTCTAGTTGAGAATCATTCAGTACTTGTGTCATATGCTTCCTTACATGTGCAGAATGTCATCTGGATCGCTGATGCGAGCCAAGATTTCGTCGTCATTGAGAATACGGATTTCTCCACCACTGATGCCCATTCTTGCGCCCGCGTAACGGCCAAAAATGATCCAATCGCCTTCTTTACACCAAGGACCGTCCGGAAACTTGTCGGTGTCTTTGTAAGCGAGTGGGCCAACGGCCAAAACATATGCGCAAGTGGTAGTGAGTTGCTGTCGTTCCAAGGTTTCTTCGGCAAGTTCAATACCGCCCTTGGTTTTCTTAGCGCCTCTGTAGGGCAACACCACAACCCGCCAGCCAGTAGGCTGTGGTAGGTGATCCTTGATGTTTTCGATGCGCTGCTCTTCTTCTGCCGCTTCAATCTTGGCAGCCTCAGCAGCAGAAGCTTCAGCGGCGGCTTTTTCAACCGCTTCCTCCGCCCATCGTTTCTCTAATGCAGTCATTTCCATCTGGTTGGTCCTTTATTGATCAGAGTTCTTGTTCAAGGCATCCTGTATGGCTTCCTGAACAAACGCATAACCCTCTAACCGGCCCATCAAATGTTTGTACTGCTCCATCGACTTGACATTGCCGCTGCTAACGAAGTCTTTAGTTTCGTTTTCAAGCCTGCGAATGGCAAATATGACTTTCTCTGCAAATTCAAGCATGGATAACTCCAATGAAGCAGACAGATAGACCCCTGTCCGAAGGTTACGTGGCTATTATGCACACTTTTACGCTATTTTTACCTTCTTAAATGCATCTTTTCGGTAAACATACGTTACACGGGGATCATTTTGTGGTGTTTTTACACGTTTTGGCGCTCCGGACATCTCCTTGGGCGCTTTTTTAGGACTTTTTGCTGCTTTGGTTTGCATTTTTTGCTCCTTGTTGGGCATTTCGTATGGCATCTTGTGAATTCTTCTGTGCAGCAGCCTGTTGTTGCAGTGCCAAACGCGCAGTATCAAATTGAACATCGGCCTGTTCCTTCTGTTGATCCAATCCAAGGCGCTGTTGATCTATCTGCAGCTTGGCTTGATCGCGCTGAGCGCTCTGTCCAAGCTCTTGTTTCTTCAATTCCACCAGCGGATCGGTCTGTGGACCCATCAATTGGTTCTGCAAGGCCTTGACTTCTTGGAAACCCTGCGCAACCTTGATCGCAATCATCGCTTCACGCTGCAAAGAAGAGATAAGCTGGTCAGGATCCGTGCCGTACTGTTGGAACAACTCGGCTTCCACCTCTTCTTCCGCCTTCAAACGGATGTGATCAAAGATGTGCTTCTGCAGAGTAACCGCCACGTTAGGCATACCCTGCATCATGGGGCTCATACCAAACAAGATATGGGTCAAGATGTGTGCATCGTGCTGCTGACCAGCAAAAGCCTTCAGTGGTGAGCCGTCCAGCGCCTGTGCGTTCTCGCTTGCAGGATCCTTTGGCTTATCCACTTGCTGTGTGTTCAAAATGGTGTCGATATCACGCACACCAATGGCTTCATACATGCGGCGATAGGCCTCATACATGTTGTGCATTTGCGGCGCGCTCTGAGCCAGTTGCAACTGGGTCTGCGCCATCGTGATACGCTGTGCAACAGAGAAGATGTTGGGGTCAGAGACAGGCAAGACATCGATGCGGTCATCAAAGTCTTTTGCTTTGATCCTGCGGCTCTCACCGGGCACATCGTATGGGTACTCAGCAGGCAAATAGTCTGCAAAACCTTTGGCCAACAACTGAAATTCCATGCGCTGGCTGTAGTGCAAACGCTTGTGGATTGCCGACATCACCGCACTGCCCTTTTCAAGCAACGCAATCGTCGTTCCCACAGCAGCATTCTGGTTGCTATCCCCCACTTGCATGTCGGTAATGCTTGCCAAACGGCGGCCAGCATCTACGCAGAAACCAAGCAATGCAAACAGCGTCTGGCTGGGCTCTTTGTACGGCAATGGGAGCAACGATGCAGACAACTCTGCACCACCAGCGTCCATATCTCTGAACTCACCGGGTGACAAAGGTGTATCGTCGTTTGCGATGCGCGCACCCTTGGCTTTAAAGCCTGCTGGCAAGTTAGCCAGCGTTCCAGCGTCCACCAATTGCTGCAATGCAGATGTAGCTGTCTTCGTCAGGCCACCAACCAAGTGCAAGAAGCCCAAGCCATACGCACCGGGACCCTGCACAAGCAGATAATGCACGTAGTACTGCTTGCGTGCAAACAGAGGGTCTCCCTCTTTCCAGTTACGGCGCACACCCACCACAGATTGAGAGATCTCGTCAATCGTTACGATGTAAGGCAGCTTGATACCTGTCTCTTCGCCGTCTTCATCCTTGTGCTCAAAGCCCCTGATGTCCAAATCAACCAAGAACTCCAGCAAACAGATCTCTTCTTCCACACCAGTAGGATCTACGCCCGTAGTGCGGTCTGTTTCCTTCTTGATAATGCTCTGGCCAGTCTCTGCCGCAGTCGTCATCTGCGCTGTATCCAAGTACTGACCACGGATTACGGCTTTGCGGTAATCGTTGGTGGACATTGGAACGCGGTGCGTGATCCGCTGGCATTCGCTCATCACCGATGAGCCTGTGTACGGGATATAAAGGTTATCAGGCAGCACCAAAGCGCTTACCATGCGGCCTTTGGTCTCGTCGTAATAAACTTTCTTGAATGCCGAGCCACCAAAACCTACATAGAACAGCAACTGATCAAAGTCAGGTGTGTACTCTTCCATCACTGTGGTGATTTGGTAGTTCATGAAGTCACGCACGCGGTCCGCTTGCATCAACTTCTCACGTGTTTCCTTGCCCAGCACCTGCGTGCGCACAGGACCGCCTGCAGGCATCAATTCCTTGAGCGCTTGGGCTTGGAATTGAACAATACTCTCTGTCAAAAGTGGGTGCTGCACGCCGCATGCGCCCTTGAATGGCTTGGTGCGCTCTTCAAACGTGAAGCCCAGCATCTTCATGCCCTTGCTGTACTGCTCTTCCCACTCTTTGCGTGAAGATTTGTCAGCATCAAATAAAGACATCAAGTCAGACGAGATAAGCTGCAAGACATCAGGCTCAATGACCTCGGCTAGGTTGCTGTCATAGGCAACATCATCGTCTTCTGCACCAATATTTACGACCACCGCACCGGTTTCTGCGTCAAACTCAATGTCAATATCTGACGGCAGTTCGTCTTCCATCTCAATGGCGACATCGCCACCGGGCAAGTCGTCGATTGTCATGTTCTTTTCAATTGGCATGTTGTGTCCTTACAGATATCTGCGGTTATCAGTGGGCTGGCGCTCAACCATTCCACCCTTATTGAATGGTACGCCTTTTTGCATAATCTTAGCTGCCGTTTCAGGGGACCAAACCACGCCCCAAACTGTTGGCGAGTCTCCACTGGGATTTGGCAGTGTAATAGGTTTAATGTCAAATCCAGCTTTCTCGCCACCTAAATCTTTAACGGCTTGCTTTAGGTTTGGCAAAACTTTTTCGTACAGTTTGGCCTGTGATGACTCTTTTCCGGGGAACGTAACAAAGTCTTGGCCTGAACGCATTGTGGATTGAATTGCATTTTTGATCAACAGTTGCATTTCCACAGCAGGGCTTGTTTCAAAACCAGCAAACGGCTGCTCTAACTGATATTTGCCCGGAGAAGTCAATGAAATTCGTTTCTCCACCGTTGAAATTCGTTTATTCAGCTTTGCTTTTTCTATTTGTTGGGTAGGATCAAGTTCATCAACTTCTGCAAGCTTACTCTTCAGCGTTGCTAATTCTGCTTGATCTTTTTCTAACGATCCGCTCTTAGAACCTAGTTGACGGACATCTTGAGCAAGGTCAGATTGCAGTTCATGCACGTGACGACCATTCAATTGTTTGCCGTTCATGTCCACCGTGTGCTCTGTGTAACGTGCAAATCCAACAGGATGCACTTCTCCTGCTACGCCAGCATGTTGACCACGATAACCGATAAGCGGATTGACATCTTCTATTGCACGATCATATCTATCGCGCATTTTGTCTTGGACTTTTCCTTGCGCTGCTTTAACCGAATCCCTTACAGCTTGTATTTTGCTTGATACTTGTTCATTAAATTGAATATCAGAGTTCAGTCCTCTATTTGCTGCATAGATGTCTTCACTTGGTTTTACTGGCAATTTATTAATAATTGCAGTGACATCAATTGGGTCCACCCCCAATTGCACTAATTTATCTGATCCCTTTTGCATTATTTCAGTAAACAACTTAGCTTCTTCTTCTAGCCGTAATTGTTTTGTTACTGCATACATTGAATTTTCAACTACAAATTTTTCCATTCGTTGCTGTGGGGTCAGTTGTTGATTAGGAACATCAACATGAGGAATGGGTGGTATTCTGCCCGCACTTATTCCCTCTTGTATTGCAGTTTTTACCCTTTCGTTAACCACGTCATTTAAAGGTTTTCCAAAAACTTTTTCCCCTGAAATAACTGGGTAGGTAAGCATGTGCTTTGCATCGTTTGCTTCTTGCTGAATCTTGTTAAATTTTTCATACAAGGGACGATACGCCGACAATTGTTGCTTTAGTTCCCCTATGTTTTTTAACTGTCCCGTAATAGGGCTGTTAGTTAAAATATTGTCAATGGTGTCAAACATTGATGAATCGCCCCGTCCCTGAAATACGTTGTTTAATGCCAACTTTAATTCCGCTGCATCTTTGGCAAGTGCTTCAGCTTCAGGTGTCTGCTTTATGTACAAATTCATTGATCCAGAAATTGGTTTATCTGGGGCAAATACATTGTCCATATTGGAATACATGGGCTTACCTTGGCTTGCAAGCTCATCAATAGAGCGCAAACGGCTAGGTGAATACGTATTAGCCAATGCTTCCTGCAGCATGGCAGGCGTTACCTTGTCCTTAGGTCCCAATCCAGCCAATGCTTCTTCAAGGCGTGCAACATCCTGCTCACGGAACTTGCCCTTGACTTGATTAATCAACTGTTCCTTCTGTGCAGGACCTTGCATGCTTGCAGCAAATTCATCCAAACGTCCAACAAATGGAAACTCTGCACTGATTTGCATTGGTGCGGGAGCAGCAACAGGGGTTACCACAGGCAACTGCGCCATGGTTCGCGCTTCGGCTGCCACGGGAGCCGCCGCTTCCAATGCAGGGGCAACTTCCGTCCCTGTATCAACAATGTTCCAACCCGGTGGGTTGTTTAAAGGTTGCTCAACAGGACGAGGTATTGCGTTTTCTTCAAACAAACGTAGCTGTTGCTGTGCATCTTGTGGCAACCGAGTAACTGCTTCATCACGCTGAGCAAGATTCTGTGCTCTCAACTGTGCTTGCGACATTGAACGCCAGTTTTCAAATTCCTGCAGTTGTTGCGGTGTCAACTCAGGCGTTTCAAAACGTTGACCGGTCATTAAATCCGTTACCGAAGGCTTCTCGGCCCTACCTGCCTTGAAACCAGCCAACGCATCCGCTGCTGCGACCTTCAAAGCCTGTGCACCTTCAATGATCTTGCCGGGAGCCAACAAACCAGCACCCAATTCACCAAAGGTATGAAAGCCTTTTAGCGTTGGATCTGTAGGTGTGGGCTTGCGAATGCCGGCTTCCGTTGCTTTTTCCTTCAAATACTCGCTACCCAGCATTGGCTTCTGGTTGCTGTAGCCAAAAGGACGCATCGCCATGGTTGTCAAGTCAACAGGCAAACCAGCAAGGTCGTAGGGCACATCATTGATGCCCGCCACAATCGCTGGATAGGCTGTGCCCGTGTTCAAAGCCTTGGAAATATTGCCTTCCTTGCGACCAATACCCGACTTCTGCGCAATAAACGCTGCATTACTTGCCGCTTCCCTGTCTGCTGACTCTCGGGCCGCGATTCTTTCTATCTGCTGCGGGGTCAGGCGCTCACCCTCTTCAGGACTTCCGTCTGCACGATTGACAGGAATGCGAATATTAACGTCTGGGCCTTTACTTCCTACATACGCCCTGCCCAATTCCCCAGCCAAATCCCGTGGGCTAAAACCCTTGGTCACAAATTCTGTCAAAGCATTCTTTGCAGACTTTAAAACCTTTTCGCCCGTACCCATCTTCTCGTATTCCGCGACCCGCGGGCCGTGGAAATCGTACCTGTCTGAAATTACAGTGGAACCATCAGGGTTTTGCTTGTATTGAAAACCACCCAAGGTGTTTCTAATGTCCACGTAGTCAGGACCAATCTGCTCACCCGTCGGATAATCTTCATACCCCACGCGGCCCTTGCCGCCCCTAGCTTGAGAACGCCTGACAGCATCCATCATCGCCATCTGTTCCTTGGCCGTAAAGTCTTTTTCAGTAATTGGTGTGCGCCGGCCCGTCAAAACGTCTACATAAGTTCTCGACGCTGCATCAAAAAATGGCTCATCCTTGCGCTCTGTTGGTCCTTGAGCCGCGATTCGTTCTATCTGTTGCGGCGTCAAACGTTCTTGCTCTACTTCACCGCCGTCCGCAAACCGCTTGTTAAACTGCAAATTCAACTGGGGAGAACCCATTGTTCCACGTGGAACATTCAAGTTTGCATTGAATTGACCACCCTCAACAGGGCGCTCATATCCCAACGAATACGCCTGATTACCATGCATGCCGGCAGATACACGGCCCTCACCTAATGGCATGGATCCAATAAGATTAGCCATGGCCGGAGCGCCTTGGGGCTTGACAACATTTGCAGTAAACCCCAAACCTTCCGGATCTTGCTGCGTATACGCCAACATCAAAGCACGCGCCGTCTGCATCTTCTCGTCTTTGCTCATGTTGGCCATGTTCAAACCAGCAATGACAGAACCCTCACCAGCCTTGGTCCGCGCGCCGAGCATCACGGAATCTGTCGTAACTCCGCGGTCCTTCATCCGATTCACATTGCTAAAGTAATTGATGTCGTCAGGACTCTTATCAGAATCCACTTCCCCACCCTCAGCCATGGTAATGGGCGTGACGCTTAAATCAAGAGATGCCAAATGATTGACAGGCTTGTACTCCCGCATCAACTTCTCTGACTCAGTCTCTTTGTTCTCGTCGTATGCCTTCTCGTCCTCATCGTCCTTGGCATCAGCCAAAGCCGCTAAAGCAAAAGCTGCCTGATAACTGGCCGGCATGGACTTGATGTCCGGCAAAGATTTGCCGCTTGCCATGACGGTTGCCGCTGGGGCCTTGGTTGGAGATGCTTCAGCCATTGGAGGCAGGGACGCGGGCAACGGCTCACGTTCCTTTTTTGCCATTGTTTCACGTGAAACATCCTTGCCAAGAAGTCCCTTGACGCGCTGGACATAGGTTCTTGTCTCTTGGGGCAGGGCTTCTGGTTTTGCGCCAGAAGCTAACCATTTATCTGTAGCGCCGGGGCCCCAGTTATACGCAACCAAAGCTTTCTCTGTATCGCCGTACTTGCTAAGCATGGCCTGCAAGTAATCCCGCCCAACCCTTGCAATTTCGTCAGGAGATGATGATTTTGCAGGGATAACGCCAAAGCCGGGATCTGTAATGGTCTTGGGCATGACCTGCATCTCACCAAGGGCACCCTTAGGACTTGTGGTCAGAGTTTTGCCGTCATCCTTGTAACGCTTGCCGCGGCTCTCCGCTTGCTTAACAGCAGCAACTATCTCTTCAAAAGTCTGTTGGGCATTGCTTTGAGCGGCCATGGTCCGAGGTCCTTGATCAAATATTCAAGACATTTTATGCGGCATTTCAATAATACTCAACAGGGCTTGTGTCTGGCTCGGTCTCTTCGTTATCGTCAGACTCCAACGCAATAAAGTTGCCAGCACGAAATCTTGTCCAAGCCATCACCGCGGTATCCACTTGGTCGTCATTGTTCCCATTAGGAAAAGCCGCGCATTCCTCTACAAGGTCCTCGGCCCACTCCTTACCTTCAGGGTACCAGATCATGCCGGACTCCAGCAATGGAGCAACAGCATTGGCACGGCTGACCTTATCTTGTCCTGACTTACGACCACCGGGCGAGAACATCGTGACAGGAATGCCCATCTTACGAAGTTCCTGCTGCAAGGGCGTGCCGGTAGCCTTTGCTTCAATCAAAACATTATCAGGCTGCCAATACATGTATTCATCCTTGGCCATCCGTTTGAGTTCAGGAAAGTCCCACCGGCCTTTGCGCACGTTCAAGAGCATCAGGTTTGCACCCGAGTCAGCATCAGGATAGAACACGCCCCACGTACTGATAACAGAGAAGTCAGCAGTCTCTTTCTTTGAGTATGCCGTGTCATACACCTGAATCAGATACTCACACTGCGGGGGATCATCAAACTTCCACTTGCGCCACCAGTTACGCTTCAGAATCGCACCCTCATCATTTGTTGGCTGCTGCTGCCACTGGGCGTTCCACTTCTTCAAGCCAATGGATACCTTGACCTTCTCTAACTCATCAAGGCTCCAGTAGTCAGGCCACAAGGGTTTTCCGGACGGCAGAATGGCAGGGAACTCCAAGACCTCCCACTGGTCAGACTTTAAATAGCCCTGCTGCTTGAGCAGGCGGCCAGACAGATCGTCTGTCTTCCAACGTGTATTGATCACAATGATCGCGCCGCCCGGCTGTAATCGCTGACGCGGACCAGAGGTGTACCACTCCCACGTGTTCTCCATCGCAGTTTCAGATACAGCATCCTGCTCGTCCAAGATATCGTCCAGCACGACAACATTACCACCACGGCCCGTCATCGCACCGCCCTTGCCAATGAAGAACGCTTCACCGCCTTGGGCCGTGTTCCACCGACCGGCAGCCTTGCTGTCAACTGACAGGGCCATCTTAGGGAAAAGTTCCTTGTACTTCTCGTCATCGACAAGGTTACGGATCATCCGGCCAAAACGCTGCGCTAACTCAGCAGTGTGTGAGCCGACAATGAGTTTAGTGTCCGGGTTACGGCCCATCAGATATGCTGGGAACAGATAGCTGCCAAGCTGGGACTTACCATGACGGGGAGGCATCGCGATCATCAGGCGTTTGCACTCGCCAGAAATGACACGGTCAAGGGCTTTGGCGATTCGTTTGTGGTGTTCCCCGACAAGCATCTCGGGCCAGACGTACTGGCAAAAGGACAGGAAGTCAGTGGTTGCACGCTCCTGCGCTTCTAAAAGTTTAAGGCGCAGTTCTAAACGAAGCTGTTCTTCTTGGACGTCATCGGGTTTTATAGAGTGCATAGGCCACGTTTTGAAATTTGCATAAATATAACCCCTGATTGCATTTAAAACAACAAGGGGGGTCTTTTGGGGAGACCAAGTTTAAAAAGGTTTGAAATTTGGCAGAAACAGGGCGAAGGTTTAGCCTGAGTGAACTGGGCTGTTTATGGCCCTCCCCCTAGTTAAGAATGTAACCCCATACATAGACAACAGAGGAACAGGCGGGCCCACCCACCCCCGCCACCACCTATGAGGGAAAAAATAAGAAAAAAAGAGTAAGGGTAAACACCGATGGCATGCCATCGGTGTCTGTGCTATGCATACTGGGCCACAGGCCCAGTATTACTATACAGAGTATAGTAATACACCGGCTGACAAAAAAGGCAGCTGGTCGGCTGCCTTCGGGTTTGTGATTTCTAGGTTGTATGTACATACAACCTAGACCAGCGCTTACTGGTTCACGTGTAGGCCGATCAGGTCACCGGCCTTGGCTCTTTCTTCTTCGTCCTTCTTGGCCTGATAAACTTCGCGGGCCGTGTTCGCTCTGGTCTTTGCTTCTTCTTTGCTGACCAGTTCGAACTGGTCTATGCTGACTTTCGCGCCTTCGTTCGGAAAGTAAAGGCTATCGCCTTGGCCATACATCCACTCGTAATCCACTCTGGTCAGAGTGATCAGGAAACCGGCCAGAGCTTGAATGTCCTTGTTGGACATTTCAGTTGGTAACACGTAACGGTTGCTATCAATTGTGATGACTTTAGTCATGATGTTCTCTCTTCTTTCTAGGGTTTAAGTTGCACTGGATCGGGTGACCCAGTGCATGGATTATATCACGGTTTAACTTAGCGTTACATTAAATGTCAGATTATTAATTGCTTCGCTAATCTTTTCATCTAGGTTGTTATCGGCCCAAGATTCTATTGCATCGTCCACGTTGTAATCGGTGATATCAAAATTGTTTGACATCCAGTTGGAGATGTCGTCGTCAATATCTTCGTTGGCCAAGATGTCCATCATTTTGTCGCGCAGGTTGTTATCCATCCAGTCGTCAATCGACGCGTTGATTTCTACTTGGGTGTTGATTTGCAGAACTGCAATGCGTTTATCAATGATTTCAAACAATGCTTCTTCTAAGGGTGTTGGCCCTTTAGACTGGGTCACTGCACTTTCAATCGTATTGACTAGGACGCCGATTGCAGTCTTTGCGGCCGCATACTCAGTGCCTTGAAAAGTGCTGATCATGGTCTCCGCGTAATCCAGTGCGGACTGAATGTCCATGCCACGTGAACCAAACAGGTTATTGCGAAAGGGTGTTACTGGGTTGCTCATTGCGTTCTCTCTTCTTTCTAGGGTTGTATCTAATCGGCCGATTAGACAGTTGAATTATAGCACTGTTTCCCACTTTGCACGAATCTTCTTAAATTCTTTTTTATAAAAATCTGCGCCAGTCTCATAAATGTTCAACCATTCAGTGGTTGCATTCCAGACGTTTTCCCCCTCATAAATAACCCACCCGTCAAAGTCACCATGGAGAACGTCCAAAGCATCATCCAGAGAAAGCGAATATCCAAGATCCGAGGCGCACTGGATTACTTGATCGGTGTTAATCATAATCAACATCCTCTTCAAGGCATTCAACATTGTCAATTGAGAATTCAAAATTGTCGTTTTCCCAATCAATATCGTCTTTGAATTCAGCATTTTCTTTGAGGCTAAGAAAGTGGCTTCGGGCCTCTTCTTCGCTTGTCGCAATGACCTTGCTTCTGTAAAGCACTTCTTCTCGCCAATAGATAACGTATTCGTTTTTCATTCGTCGCTCTCCTCGTCGTCCACTTCAATGTTCAAGCGAACCGATCCCTCAAATTCAGCGATAAGTTCATAGTCAATACCATGGGCATCAAGCAACGCATAAAGTTCATTAGCAGTCATCTCTCTATCCTTTCTGTTGTGGAAACTTGTTTAATCACGGCCCTTGCCAATTTAATGTCCTGCGTCAATTCATCGATCCATGTGCCATCGACAATGTAGGCGTCCGCAGATTGCATAAGGTTGTTCAAGGCCTCGCCAAGCAAATCAATTTTTTCCTGATCAGTCATCTCTCTATCCTTTCTAAGTTGAGCACACAGTATATCACCGCGCCAGCACTTTGCAACAAATAAAACAAAAAAAAGATCAGCGGGCCCACCCACCCCCGCCACCACCATTCAAGGGAAAAAATCAAAGAAAAAAACCGGCAGCAGAGGGGAAAACCCCGCGGGCCTAACGGCGCGCGGGCCAAGGGCCACGATTAGGACGGCGAGCGCGAGGGGCCAAGGGCCTAGTTTATAGGGTTTTCATTAACCAACCGCTAGATGCAAAAAACCAACCGCGCGAGAGTGAAAAACCAACCGCGCGGTCGGCTAATTGCACTGGTTAAGCGGAAAGCAATTCCAAAGCCCTATTTTTAAGCGCTGCTCCCGTTCCAAACCATGCGGACTCCATGCGGGTATTGTCTGAGCGCCCGCGCTCATGATCAACTAATTCAGTGACAGCATTTAATGCGGCCCACCTTGTGCCGGCCACGCCCTGAATATCGGAACCGATAGCGCGCCCGTTGAATAATTCAATGATTCGCTTGAATGCTCGGCTATCTTTGATTTCAATTTTGCCGGTGTGGTAGGGCTTCAATAATTCAGTTACGAACGCGTCGCACTGTTCGCCTGTCATTGTCTCGCCGGCCAACTTGCGGGATTGCACTAAAAAGCGCTCCCACTGGTTCGCGACAATACCAAGCTGCAGCCGGACATCGTCCGCATTGAATCGCTCAGAATGCAAAACCCTAATTTGTGATTCGCTATTGTTTACCGCTGCTGTGATTGTGTTATTGCACACCACGCGAACACTGGTGAATTTTGCAATGGTGGCCATGGTTCCATCGTACGATGTGCCAAGCAAAACATAAGGGCGCACTGTGTCACCCTCGACAATATCGGCCCCCTCGCTCACTTTCGCTAAGGCCCACACCCTCCGGCCGTAACTAAGCGCTCCCGCGGTTTCCATGGTGAACCCGCCAAGATCCACCAACTTACTAAAAAACCCCATTACTTCGGAGGGTTGAACCACGTTATAACCTTGTGACACTACGGCCAAGGGCGCGCCCGTATCGCTTCTATGCAAAACCTTTCTATCTGGCCAAGCTTGGGGGGCACTGGTGGCCGGTGTGTTAAATAAAACGGGGCTTTCTAATACGTCATAAGCTAAACCGGCTTGCTGTGTCCATTCCTGAATTGTCGCGCCCGCTGTTAGCTGTTGGCCTAATTTGTGCCATGGTGCAAGGCCTGAATATGCAATAGCTGCATTTCCTGTTGTTGTGTCGATCATGTGTGCCATTTTTCTCTATCCTTTCTGGGTTAATAAAAACCGGTTTTTTGTGCCGGTACGTGAATTGTACATCATTTTTACACTTTGCAACATTTATTTACTTTATTTTTCAAATTGATCAATAAGCCACCAGAGGGCTATAAAAATTACGATTATTCCAATTATCACGATGCCCCCAATTCTCGCCCACAATCGCCGGCGATATGGTGGCGCAAAAAAGATCCATGCGGGAGAGTGCGCACAAATTCGCGAAGCGCTGCAGCATCATTAGCAGCGCCGTTTTTTCTCGTGTTGTGCCACTGTATCGCTGTCGGCCCGCTCGCAGCATAACAGCCGCCTTTTTCATCTTTTCCGACTTTCTTTTTTCCGGTGCCATGCGCAACAAAAACAACAACAAAATCACGCGCACCACGTGCGCACAATGGCCGGCCGCCGCCGCACTGCTGACAACTAAAATTGTCGGCCAATTCTGCAGGGCAGCGCGCGAACGTCACATTGTGAATTTTTTGTGGCCACTGGTCGGCCGATTCTAGGGGCGCAGCATACACAGCGGGCCGGCCTAATTCTACGGCGCGCACTGCTTCGGCCGTTGTGTCACAGCTCGCATTTATAACTGTTTTATTTGGCTGAGGAAGCGGGAGCGCCTCGGCCGCAAAATGCGAATATGTCCAAGCTTGGCCACCACGCGGGACACTATCAAAAACGGCCGCTAAATATTCACTATCAATTTGTGATGTGCCGGTTTCACTTTTGGGGTGCAGGCTGCAGCTAGTCGGGCACGTGCCATATGTCTCATGCTCTCCGCTGCGATAAGTAACAGCTATTGGGCCGGTTTTGCTGTTCGCGCTGATTTTGACTGTTTTTAACATTTCTCTATCCTTTCTGTTGTGAGGGGCCCAGTATATCAACTTTAACGGCCGTTTTTGTGTGATATTTTCTAGGGGTTTTCACGCGTCGCACAATTAAGGGCATGCTGTTTTCATCCCATGGCATAACCAAAAAAGGCAAGTCATCGGCCGACATAAAGCGCATAAAGTCACGCGCGCGAGTAAGGGAAGGGAAGGTGCGAATCACACTCTGGGAATTGGGAAAGCACACGTCATATTTATAAATTGGCATTTTCTATCCTTTCTGGGTTAATCGTCGCGGTCGGTATTCAACTCAAGGCGCGGGTATTCGTCTTCTATAAAGCTATCGTCAATATGCGCAACCCCCAAACGGGTGCCGGCATCCCAAATCAAAACGGGCAAATCTCGCGGCAAATTAGCGAGCGCAGCCGACAATTTGCCAACTGTCATACCCTTATTTGTTCGGGCATGCTTCAAAGCGCAAAACCAAACCTCATGCGCATCAGCAATCGACGAATACACATCGTCCATCGAATCGCAAAATTCGCGACTGCTGCGCTCGTCCGGATCAGCAGATAAAAAGCGAACTACATCAGCACGCGAAGCAACAGCAACGGCATGCTGATAAACGTCAAGAAAAGCCACATCATCAAAAGACAAGTTTTTCATTTTTTCCCCCAAGGCGTATCGAAGGAATGGACAATGTCGCCCTTGGCGTCATAGACGATCACAACAAGATCACCACCGCTGAGATACACCTCAACGTAACCGCTGTTTTTGCCGATGTTTACAACGGCCGACTTGACATCGTTGTCAAGTAAATCAACTGATAATTTCATATCTGCTCTCTTCTTTCTAAGGACACCGGATCAAGCACCGGCATCGCCAGTATAGCAAGGTTTTGACACCTTGCAACACTTATTTACATTTATTTTACTAAACCTAGGGTTTCCTCTAATTCCACCCAAGGCATGCCACGCGATGGCCAACATTTGAAGGGCTCAAGCTTTATGCCCTCTGCAGCCAATTTCATAGCATCTCCCCCTTGATACAAACGAATGGTCGAGGGGCGTAGTGTATTACCCATGTCAAGAACAAGAATGAAGCAAGGCCGTTCCTTGGCAGCATGCCGAGTCATGAAAGCAATTTGATGTGGCCGCAGCCCAACCTTTAAACCCTTGGCTACCACTTTCAATTCCATCAAAACAAAGTATTCCCCGACACCCACCAACATATCAGGAATGCCAAGGTTGACGCGATTCTCAATGCGCTCAATGCTGCAGTTGACAAGGCCGGCTTTCACCCTAGCCGAAAACCTAGCTTCAGGTGTCATCTGATCCCCCCAAATCTCGCTCAAAGATGTCAAGCGGAGGCTGCTCCACTCCGGCATCGAATTCAGGATCTTTTTCACGTGCTGCACTTTCAATCACCACTCCGGTGTCCGCATCGATCAAGGCGGTAGGTGGTGGGCCACCATACAGCTTTTTAAGCTCATCAAGCTTGCGCTGCACCTCTTCCTTGCTCATGCTGTCAATCGTGCCATGGCGGATCTCTTTGCGCTCCACATAGATCGTTCCCAAGGCTTGGCCTCTACGATACTCTGCTTGGACGGCTGCAGCAAATGCACCGGCATCCAAAGCTTTGTCGCGAATGACTTGCAAATCGCGCATATGGCGCTCATAAGACGTGTTGTACTTGGAAGCCAATTCAGCACGATAGGCCTGAATGGCCGCTACAACGTGCGGATTGATGTCGGGGTGGGTAAGCTTCCATGCCATCACAGAAGCGCTGGTGGCCTTGTATCCGGCCCGTATGGCAGCCTCTTTCATTGTCACCCGTCCATCGCCACTCACAAGCTCGGTAACAAAGGTCCATTCCTTAGGCGTGAGCTTCCTGCGCTGCTGACGCAACGGGGCCACTTCTGTGGTCATGCGCTTGCGCGCTTTGTCCGGCATAACCGGTGGAACGTTGTAGACGTCTTTCTTGGCCATTAGCTGATTCTCCACAAGCGCCAACCATTGTCCACCTTGCGCAGCGTGAACACCCATTTGGGCTGATGCACTCGTGTGAAACGAAGGGCAGCCACTCTGCAGCTTTCAGCTTGCTTGCGCACGCCAAACAGGATGCTGTCGCCCGCTTCCATTTCCCCAAAAGGATATTTGGATCGATTGGTTGGCAGGGCTATTCCCTGATCAATGTGTACCATCATTAACTCCCGTAAAAGAACTACCACGAGTATAACGAGTGTCGCCCCAAGAGTCAACCAACAAAAGCAATCAGGGCTCCCTATAGAACTTTTGGAGGGTGTAGTGTGTTTTTATTTTTTCAGAATTCATCTCGCGGAGCTCCCCTGAAAATATTACATTGAATCTCCAGACGTAATTCGCCGAATGCTCGTAACGTATTGATTTCATTCAGTTCTTACACCATTACGTCTATTACGCCAAATCTCACAAAAATAAAAAAAAAAACATACCTTACCCCTAAAAGGTCTATAGCACCTAAACCTTAGTATTACTTTTTGGCCCATTTTCGCCCCTTTTTGCCCTCGGTCCTCGGTCCTCGCCCCCTCCCCCAAACCACACTGTATATCCACCCAGTACAATAAAACATCACACTACAAACCCAAAACCAAGGGAAAACCCCTACGATTTAGTACATTCCAAGTAATTGACCTAACTGGATAAAAGCATGATAATAACCCTGTCCACTTTGATAAAAGGACGGACAACTTCATTAACACAGAAAGGATAGTGACATGACTAAAAAGCCGGACGATACGGATAAAGACATTGGACAAATCATGGACAATGCGCAGACTTTGCTTAACTTTTGCGCAACTACTTTTGCCAAACCCTCGGAGGCGTGGTTCGCGTGCCTTGTCTCCTCAGCCATTTTGACAGCAGAATTGAGTGTGCCTCTGGACAAGTTTTTGGAGGGTTTTGAGCACGCGTATAGCGATGCGATGAAGGCCAAGAAAGGTATGGGAGCTTCTTATGATCACTAATGCTGACAACTACGTGCCTGTAAAGAGCACAGATGGGCGCGCAACGCCATACAACACTGGGAAGGTGCAGATTGGTTTGTTGTATCAGCCCAAGCCTGCGGAGATGACTTCCTCTGAGGAGCTTGTTCAGGCGGCTTTGATGGGGTGGTCCTCGATCCATCGTCCTGTGCCCTTGTGGCCTGTGACGTTGGGGTCGTTGATTGTGGCTTTTTTAATAATTTTGACTGTGGGGTAACAAGTGAACAATCAATACGAATTCTTGTATGAATGTGATGAGTTGGGGTTAGCGCTCAAATGTTTTTTTGAGTATGAGCCGGCTGAGGTAGGTTCGGTGGAGCCCATGTCCGGTTTGAAACTGGAGCCGGACTATCCGGAGGTGTGGACCTTGATTTCTGTGTTCTTGCCTAACAGCAATGTGGACTTGAGCGGGGTTTTGCATCCGGATGTGATTTTTCGGATTGAGCAGGATGCGCCTGTTTATTTTGAAGAGATGAGGAACGTTGTATGACGGAATTTGCATTTCCAAACTCACACCTAAGCCATATCAAGGGCATGGCGCTGCGGGATTACTTTGCTGCAGCCGCGTTGCCTATGGCAATTAAGGAAATGAACGATGCGGAGTCGTTCAACATAAATGATGCGGCTTGTATGGCTTATCAATATGCAGACGCGATGTTAAAGGCAAGACAAAAGGAGAATTTAAATGACTGAAGATCCAAAGATGTTTTTTGATGTGGGTTATCGATTGGGATTGGTGGAGAAGAAAGCCGCGGCCCTTGATCGGTTGTTGCTTGAAGTGCTGATGGGTGACAAAGATCCTATGCAGGCCATGATTGATCGGCAGAAGATAAAGGATGAATTTGATGAGCAATCTTGAAGACTACAAACCGCAGGTAGACCGCCCTAATTGCCACAAGTGCGTGAACCGCGATCCTTTGCCCATGACGCATCACATCCAATGCTTGGAGCCCAAGGCTTTGATCTCTGGCAATGCTCGGGCTGCGCAGAAGGGTTGGTTCCATTGGCCGTGGAACTTTGACCCTATTTGGTTGGAAGAGTGCAGCAGGTATGAGGAGAAGGCATGACACAAGATGAAATCCTAGATGCACTGTACAAGGTGGTGCAAGAGAACAAGCACTACACAACGTGGACTGTATCAACCCCGCACTTGGTTGCCTTGGTTAAGTTAGCCATTGAGCAAGAGCGTGAGGCGTGTGCAAAAGTTGCTGAAACGCCTATTGGAGAATATGAAGTGGTTGTGGCTTGCGGGACTGAACCAACACCGCATCGCATCCCTCAATATGCAAATTGGCAAGATATTGCAAAAGCCATCCGAGCAAGGGGACAAGCATGAAAGACGACGACGATATTCAAGACTACGTCCGCCCATGGGTTGAACTGACTATGGATGATTTTACCGACATACTTAAATTAGCAAGTGAAGGCCGCCCGTTAGAGATATGGGAGTTATTCAAAGCAGTAGAAGCCAAGGTGAGGGAGAAGAACACATGACCACATACAAAGAACTGGGTGAGTTGATGCGCAATCTGCCGACAGATGAAACATGGCTGCCGCTGTTTTTGGGGCGGCTTAAAGAGAAAGATCCTGAGATCTATCGACGCATGATGGAACTGGCAAACGACAAGCTGAAGGAGAAAGACTGATGTACGTCCGAAAGGTAAGGAACGAAAACAGGGTAGGCAAGATCACCTTGACTCCCACTGAAGTAGCGCTTGCAAAGAAGATAGGCATATCGGTCGAGAAGTATGCCAAGAACTGCCTTGTTTTGATTGCCAAGAAGCGCAGATGGAAATGGTTTTTTAAGGAGAAATCATGAAAGAACTAAGTATTTGGGAGAAGGCGATGGGATGGCGTAAGCGCCAGATGGTTATTGAGCAGCTTAAGGAAGAGCCTTGGGTCTTGTCCTCACAGCGTAACTTGGTCCTTGAAGAGGTGGCCAAGGAGATTGAGAAGATGAAGGCTTTTGGGCCAGACACCATAGGGAGTTTTGCTGCCTACATTAGGAACATGAAAACGTGAGCCCGATTAAACGCAAAGTAGCCATTCTTTGCCCGTCTTATGACGGCAAGGTTGTTTGTGACTTTGCGGTCACGATGGCTGTGATCTTTCAGCGCGCAGCGGTGGAAAGGCCTGATCTGGAATTGAATCTTAATTTCTGGATGAATGAGGCGCTGCTGCAGAAGGCTAGAAGCAATCTGTTTGGGGAAGCTTATGACGCGGGGGTGGACGACATTGTTTTCATCGATTCGGACCAATCCTTTGATGCACAGGCTTTCTTTGATCTGATTGACCATCCGGTGGACGTGGTGGGTGTTCCTGTTCCGATGAAGGTGGACGAGGAGCGCTATAACTTGCGCCCTGAGGACCCTTGGAAACACAGTTGGAACCCATATGTAAACCTGCTAGAGGTCGAGTGCATTGGCACTGGATTCTTGCGCCTTTCTCGTGCGGCCATGACGGCTGTTTGGGAGCAATCGACACCCTACTTTGAGGACAAGCCTCGGCGCTTGATCTGTGATCTGCAGATCATTGATGGCGGGCTGATTTCGGAGGATGTGCAGCTTTGCAAGAAGCTAACCGATGCGGGGTTCAAGATCTTTGTTGATGTGGCCTACACGTGCGATCACTTCGGGGTGAAGAAGTACCAAGGTGATTATGAGGAGTTTTTAAGAAAGAGGATGGAAGATGAGCTTCACAAAGCAACACTTGCAGTTGGGGAGCAAGCAACCGGTGCACAAATTACAGCTTTGTAATAAGTGCGAAGAAATGCGGCCTCCGGAAGGAGGAATTCAAATGAGTGCAGCAAGATGGATTTGCGCTTGCTGCTGGACCAAAAGAGTAACAACGAGGAATTTAGTAGAACATGCCAAGACCAAAACCACCCGAGCCCCTGATCGGAAGACAAGTGAGGATGTCTGACCGGCAGTGGATGATTTTGAACCAACTAGGCGGAGCGGAATGGCTCCGGAATTTGTTAGATAAGAAGGCACCGATGCCTAAGAAATATTATGAAGTCTTTAAAACAACACAAGAAGCTGCAACCCCAAGAGCAGCCCCAAAAACCTTTGAGTCAAGAACAACTGATGGCGTGGTGGCCATTCACAAGACTTGACCCAAAGATGTTCCCTAAACCAAACCAACGCGATTTATCGCAATATGAGGAGAGTCTGATATGAAAGCAAGAAAACGTAAAAACACAAGAACCGCAAAAGCACGCTCATTTATGCAGAGTAATCCTGCTGCAGCGCCAAATGAGGTAGCAAATCGCTTCGGTTTAACCAAGCAGTCCATCTATGTTCTGCGTAACACAATGAAGAAGAAAGGGTTTGTGTTCCCACCAAAGTCACAGCAGTTAGCCACGCTTGCTCCGGCACAGCAGAGCGCTGCCGGCAGCGCACCACTGCCAATTGAGATGTTTGACTTTCCTGATCCGGTAGACGAGACCCTTGACGCTCGGGCCGTGGAGTACGGCAAGTTCATTGAAGGAGCGGAGGTCATGCAGATGTTAAAACGTGTTGTACAGGCAGCGTTGAACAATCGTGACAAGACGTTGGCACATGATCAGGCCGAAGCCATGGACATGATCATCCACAAGATTGGCCGCATTGTGAACGGCAATCCTGACGTGGTTGACCACTGGTTGGATATTGCAGGCTACGCTAAGTTGGTGGCTGATCGCTTGGAAGGACGGGTGCGCTAATGCCTTTTTATGACACAAACCCTAATTTCCGTGCGCATCCTTATGAAGAGCCCGCACACGCTTACAAGGTGGAGCAGGAGATGAAGCATGCTGCCTATATGGCACAGCAGCAAGACCGGTTTCAACCTATCAAAACACCAGAAGTGTCTAAGCCTCTGGACCTTGCAAGTGAGCTACAGACGTATGAAAACTTGCTTGGTAGCTTGATGGAGCAGCTTGATGTCTTGGAGAACCGGCTAAGTCCAGTGCTTTTGGATTATCCAAATTATTTGAGGGAAAGAGACATCGTCCCCGATCCGATGGGCTCCCCAGTGACGACGCGGGTCTATCACCTTAACGCATCACTGCGTGTTACTACGGAAAGGGTGGCGAGGATCACACAATCGGTGAACCTGTAATGAAGTGGAAAAACCTTGAGTATTGCTTCTTAAACAAGCAACTATGCAAAAAGGTTCAAAACGCCTTGGAACAAGCCAAGGCGCATCCGTTGGGCGTGGATGCCAAAGAAGGTATCCACGTCCGCGTTGTGTTTTGGATGGATAGGGCAACGCAGCAGCCTAAGTTTCTGCAATTAACTGAGCCAGTTATCAGAGATGGTGACGGCAGTTCAAGGCTGATGGTTTGTGCTTTATCTAGTCCGCCTCTGACTGAAGATGAGGTAGTTGACATAAGTGGGGACATTGCCATGCGCATAGATATCCCGTTGTACTTGGCGTATGACAAGGAGCCCATTCACAAGTATGCGATTTACCACATCCGGTTCAAGATCAGTGACAAGGACGAGAGGTTCACGGATGAGACAAGTGAGCCGCTACGCAGGGGCTACATTGGAATCACAAAGCGTGGGTTCATGACGCGGTTCGCGGAGCATGGTGACAAGGCCCGCAATAACACAGGCTTCCTGTTCCATTCGGTGTGGCATTTTTTGCTGCAGGAGAAGATCAAAATGCATCCGGTCATCCAACTTTGCGGCTCGGCAGAAACTTTGAAAGAGGTTTATGAGATGGAAGAAGATGCGGTGCAGCGGTTCACGCTGACGCCTCTTGGATTAAATGCCATTGCTGGAGGGATGGCGGGTATCAGGATGATGCACAAGCTTCGGCTGCTCCACAGTCTTAAAGTAGGTGTCGGTGAGCGGGACGCGGCAATTGAAGCGCTCCAACGTGGGGATTTTGCACACGGCTCGCCTTGCGCGCATTACCGCAAAGGCCACATGCGCAAGTTGGCAGAAAACAGGCTGACCTACGTCAAGCCCTGTTGGGTCAACCTCAAAGAGGTTGAAACCGCATAATTGTTTTGGGGTGGACGGGGGAATCGAACCCTCGCTGACAGATTCACAGACTGTCGTGCTGCCACTACACTACGAACACCGTAGTGGTCAATGATTGGTCTGGGTGGCAGGATTTGAACCTGCGGCCTCCGCCTTCCAAGGGCGGCCGTCTACCGGGCTGACAATACACCCAGAGATAATCGGTCGAGGAAGAGCGGTTTTCATAATGATGCAGAGTATATCACTTTGCCTCTCCCCAGTTGGGTCCGATTTCCACATCGCACCGACTGGGGACTTGTAGGTTCACGCACGTTGCCATGATCTCGGCAGCACGCTCAGCTTCCTCTCTTGTCTTG